AATTGCATCTTCTGTAAAGTTTTTCTGCAATCCATTACCATTCCAGTTGACAGCATCCGCTTCTGAGTAGAAATTAGGTCCTATAAAGTAAGGAAACTTGGGTTCACCAGCAGAACCTTTGATTGTAGCAAAATATGCATAAACTCCATTTGGATATTCTGGAGTAACGCAAAATCTTCCATTATATTGGTCTAAATCTCCAGATCCTTCCGTATACTCATAATCTTCAATATAAGTTCCCATAGGGTCTGCTAGACCGCTTAGAAGAGTATCTCTAGAGGTCTTTACATCATAACTAGAGATCATTAACTTATATGAGTTAAATGGGGCTGCATTTTGTGGATCTTCAAAACCATAAGGTCCATATATGGGATGTCCATCATATGCCCAACCAATAATCGGTGAATGTGAGGTAGGATTTAATTCTTGTAATGAATCATTAATATTATCTCTTAATAAGAATCTAAGTTGCTTAGGGTTATACAAATATCCATATTCTCCACCATATATCAAATAGTTCTCCCCTTGCATGGTTGTACCATTTGCATAATCTACAGTTTTCCTATTTGTGAACTGATTTGATGTAACTCCTAGTTCTTGATAAGTTGCTGCTTCATTAAATGTTAATTCTGTTAAATTAGTCTGAAATTGTGCACCTGTACCAGGATATACAATACTAACTGTTGTAGCACCTGCACTATACCCTACACCTTTGTTTGTTATGACAATACCAGTAACAATATTACTAGAAAGGTCTACTTGAGCAAATGCAGTAGCACCAACTCCGTCTCCAGTGATAACAACGTCTGGAGCACCGAAATATCCACTACCACCGAATGTAACAATAATACTTTCAATTTTTCCGTTCAATATAGACGGATATGCAACAGCACCACTACCAGAAATCAAATTAATAGTTGGTTCATAATCATATTGAGTTCCTGCATTAGTAATGTTAATTGCATCAACAGGACCTCGACAAGTTGCAGTTGCAGTTGCTCCAGAACCATTACCACCAGTGATTGTGATGGTAGGAACGCTAGTGTAACCAGATCCACCACTAACAACGTTAATACCAGTAACTATACCAGATGTAATCACTGCTGACCCAGATGCTTGGTTATCTGAGGTTGCTCCACCTCCAGTGATAGACACAATAGGTTCTGTGGTATATCCACTACCACCATTAGTTACGTTTATAGCAGTTACAGATCCTTTTACTGTAACAGTTGCTTCAGCAGGTGTTCCTTCGTACTGCCAAGTAATTTGCCCCACTGCAACGTCACCAGAAGTGTGTGTTGGGTACAATGTAGTAGATGATGTGCCTGCAGAAAGAGATCTATACCTATTTCCGTTATACTTGACTCTAATACCAGAAGCATACGCTTTATTGAGTTGATATTCCGATTCAAACTCAACTGTAGGAGGGTTTGTAATATCATAACCTTCTCCACCATTAATTTTAGTGATTGACTTCAATCCACCAAACTTTTTCTTAGATTCTCCTTTATATGAAAAGAATGGGACACCATTTGCACCAATACCCACCTGACCAACAGGAGTAGCAGTTTTAGTACTCTTAGTTGATGGTGTAAGAGGTATTCTCTTAAGATATCGTTGGTTACCAGGATTTAAGTCTCCAGAACCAAAAGGACCTACCTTATGCGATGGTACACCTGTACTAGTGACAATAGCATCTGTACTACTCCTGTAAGTATTTTGTACGTCTCCTGTATATGGACTGATTCCAACGTTAATAGAGTTAAAGTCACTTCTACCAAAAGCAAACTCTCTAGCAATGTAAAACTCAAAGTTTGATATACCGCCAGATGGTGATGTACTGAATATAAATTCAAATTCAGTATCACTAATAATACCTGCAACATCATGCAAGTTATTATAGATGTCTTCAGGAGCATTGAGGATCCTAATCACATCATCTCTTAATAAACGATGTTTTTCTTTTGTTCTAACAGTACAACGTACCGAACCATCTGGATTGACTTGTCCTAGGGTCGCAGACTCCCCTCTCAGTGCCTTTCTAACATTGTATATGTAACTATCCCATATTGGATCAATACTATCGAAACCAGGTGCTGCAGGTGTTGTGACTTTACTATCTGGAAGGTAATACTTACCACCACTGGATAATACAACACCTCTAGTACCACCATAGACTTTTAACTGAATTTCAGAGTTGTCTATGTTAGAATATCCAAAAATCTTGAATGCAGCGAATACTTCTTGACCTGCATCATGTGCTACGCATAGTGTGTCCTCTCTAGCACGTGTACAACCTATAAATTGCGTTACAGTCTTGTCTGTATAGTTAATAATCTCATCTTCAATTCTAAATCGTCCATTTTGCTCTGGCCAACCAATTGTAGAGTCAACTGTAACTACTTGGTCAGTTAAATTACCTCCAAGGTCGGAAGCAAGAGTAGATTTGTATGGTGTAACAAATGTACCTAGTGAATTATTAGTATCTACGTCAATTTCAAAGACTGTACCACTTGCAGTAAAAACTTCAACGACTCCTTTAACATAAATTCGAGCAGAAGCAACATTTGGGTCATTTGTATCGTTTTCTTGGTATAATACTTGTCCTACAAGATCAATGGGGTTTCCAGAAACAGCAACCGCACGAATTACCTCTCTGGAAGTGTAATATGCATCAGATGGTTTGAATATTCTGTCTCTTGGGTAGTTAACTTCTGATTCTACGCCAAATAGTGTTCTTAATACAAACTGGAATGACCTTGTAGTACCTTTTGCAGAGTAAAAGTCTTTAATCCTCTTAATTACAGTTGATTCAGTAACTCCGTTTGCAAAATTCTTCGGAAAAGTCGATAAAAACTGTTCTTTGAACTTTCCAAGAATATAAAGTGGGAAAATGTTGTTTAAATTAACAACTTTTGCTCCAAGTTCGTGTGTTGTAGCAGTTGTACTCTCAAATTGGTAAGTTCCAACCTCTCCGACTGCCTTTACAGCGTTAAATCCTCTTGAACAATCTTGAAATAGTGTAGATCCTCTCTTTTGGTAGTAAATGATCTCGTCATCCACTAGCAAAAGACCCTCATCTGGGAAATCACGAGTAGATTCAACGTCAACTGCATCTGAAGTCGTTGTTAACGCTGAAATAAGTTTAGTTTCAGTAACTAAACCGCCATAATTGTCAATATTGTAATAATCTGACCAGTTTTGAATTACATCAAAACAATATCCTTTTAATTCTTGTGACTTATAGTAGTGTTTAACAAATGATATGAAGGTTGGATAATTTTCCTGTATAAACGACGCAAACTGTCCCGTAACACTTAGGGATATTTGCGATTTAGATTCAGGACTAACCTCAGACGGTACTGGAGGTACAGATACCGTTGTGGTTGGCGTAGTCCACGAGCTAACCTTCCATGAAGAATTTGTCATCTGTAATTAGTTATAGCTGGACTCTGGTACCACTCCTGTACCAGATAAGTTTGAACCACTACTGATAGTGTCTTCTACTACACTTACAGTCGTATTATCTATACCTATTGTCAAATAGGTTTCTCTCAATGAAATCAAATCGTTTGATTCTGGAGTTCCAGAGATCTGTAATTGATTATTTGCTACATTTGTAGACTGAATGATCAAATCATTGACCACAATTTCACCCATACTGTAATCTACAGTACCCCATAATCCATCAACATACTCAAATTCACCAGTTCCTTTAATGTAATACAGTCTCAATAAACCTGCACCATCGTCATTTAGGTAATAAGTGTTGAAATCGTCTCCAACAACTTTAAATCCGCTACTGTAAACACATGGTTTTGTACTTGTACCTTGCTTAATGCGGTTACCATAGCATATTTTATAGTTCACACGTGCACCAAGTGTCACGGTGACGTTCTTTCTCATCTTGAGACGAGTAATATTTGAAGTAATTGAGACTTCTGAACCATCAATTATACCTTGAAGTCTAGAATATTTGAATTTTCCGCCAAATTTATTGAATTCTCCGCTAGTATTCAAGACATTTAACGCAGCAAGGACGCTATTTTTAACTTGAGACGCTTCATTCCGCGTAACATTTGGATTAAAATACACAAAACTGCTAATATCAATGTATAAAATGGATGGATCAATGATTGTAGGTTGAATCGCAGCAACAGAATACTCTCTCAACTTCTTTAAAATGACATTTTTCTCAGAAAGAGATAATTTGTCTGCATTTTTTGGTTTGATTGCCAAAAATACCTTACCATATTCGGGTGGTTCTGCTTCTTCTCCACCATAACAAGAGATAGATCCTATGTTTGGATAGATTTGTGGAAGAATTGCTTCATAATCCCGTGTAGAAACTGCTCTACCAAAGGCAGAATAGAATTTAGGAGCAGCAAATTTGATTGCTTCTGTACTTTCTGCTCTTGAACCTCCATCTGGAAAGGAAGTAGCAGTCGTAGTGATACCAGAAGTAATTGAATTTCCTAGGTTATCTCTAAATGTACCAATATTCTCGAACACTTTTAGACCATTTGCACCAGTTCCACTAGATGTAGAATAAGATACGCTTATGACATCTCCATTTAATAAATCTTTTCCAACCTTTCCGTCACCAAACAGAATTTCTGGGATCTCATATTCAGATTCTTCTAAGAAAAATACCTTAGAGGTAGAATCAATCTTTGTAATATCTGTTGCTTGTAGATAACGTTCAGTGATAGTTCCAGAAGTGACCTCAACTCTCATAGAAGTTGTGTCTGCATTTTTATTAGTAAGTATAAATCTTTGTCTTTGGTTAATATCTTTTACAAAAGTATCTGTAAGGAATACTCCTTCAAATAATGTAAGACCTGTAAATGTTGCAATTCCACTTGTACTGTCAACACTCTGTGTAGTATCTGTACCAAGTGAGAATACAAAGTTATTATTATCTAATCCTGTGAAGTTTAAAACTAGTCCTTTGTTAATTGTAACAGTTTTTGGGTAAGGAACTACAGTCTGAACTGATATATTAACAGTACATTGTGCCGATCTTGCTGATTTTGGAGTGTAACCAATCATTCTAGCAAGTTTTACTACGTTTTCACGCAAAACAGCAGTCTCTAGGAACCCTTCATTAACTGCTAGGTTCGCATTGACTGCTGTATAGTAAGTATTGTACGCTAAAACGTCTAAAAGCACCGTTAAAGAAGATCCTTCAAAGTCATAATCACTAAATTGATCTTGACTTCTTAGATAACTTTTAATTTGTGCCTTTATCTCGTTAAATTCGAGGGCGTTGACCTGATTAAATGCCATTACGGTTTAAATACTATATCAATAGAATCGAAAGTTGGTGGAATACCCATAATAACGTATGCTATGCTTACATCTAAATGATTACGATCTTCAGTGAACTTAGTTTTAATCTCATAAACCGCCACCCGTGGTTCATAAGTATTAATTGCGTCTTTTAATCGTCTCTTGATTTTTTTAGCGTCGTTTGCATTATAATTTTCAAACAACAATCCGATGACATTACCACCGAATGCTGGATCAAAAGGTTTCTCGTAAAAATTGTAGAGTACAATATTTTTAACTGATTCTTTAATGGCTGATTCATTATTCAGTGCCAAAATATCATTTGTCACTGCGTTCTTTTCAAATGTCAACGAGAAGTCACGGAATGACTTCGATATTAATGCCACAAACTAGCCTATAAGTAACCTAGTTTATATTTATACTTCTTTTTGTGACTTTTTTCTACGTGATGCATCACAGCGTGGATCTGTAATAAGATACCTGCAATATTCATTCCCATGATCGTAGAAATGATCACTCATATCTACGGGAACGTTAGCATTTCTTTTGCCATCTACAATTCTATTTGCCTTGGCCACGATACCTCTTCTTTGCTTTATTTCTTGATGTAGCAGAGTACTTTGAATGTTGTCCTTTACCCTGTCTTGTTTTCTTTGGGGTAGCCTCAATTGTAGGTTGACCCATTGAATATCTCATTGCCATAATAATTAACCTGCGAATACGTTTGACGAACCAGCTGCCACTGATGTGCAACCACCTAGTCCATCTCCTACTCTACCACAACCTTTGCCATTTACAAAGACCGTAGAACTACCACTTGATATAGAAGCAGAGTGTGGAGGACATGGATTACCTGGTTTTAAATGAATGGTGTTCTTATCTCCTTGACGAGAGATAGGTCTACCATTAGCGAAGACGTTACCTGAACCCTGTGCTCTAGACATTCCAGAACAATGGGCTACATCTGCATCTCCGACTCGTGTGACTGCTGGCATTTTAATTGTAGTAATTTGAAACGAAGGCACGTATACCTTCCCACTCATTATATATCTTCAATTCAAGTACGAAGGTTGCAGGTGTCTGTGCTACTAGGTTGCCTGTAGTACCTGCTTCCCATTGTACAGTAATATCAAAGAACCTACTGACATATACTGTACCATCTTGTTCAAGATCATAGTAGATCTTCTCTCCTGGCATATTAATTACTCTTTCGATTGTTGTAGGGGTCTGTGTCTTATCTGATTCCCCTTGATCTACGTATTTGAAGATATCAACAAAAGGATCCTGTATTGATCCTCCTATGTTGACAGAAGTTGTCCCACTAGTGATCACTAGATCAGGTTCGTTGGCAGGTGCCTGTAATGCTGCAGTAACATTGGTTACATTACATACATCAGGTGACGCAACTGTACATGTCGCACTCACCGTCTCATTCATAGCAAAGTTAGGTCTAGTAATATCGGTTAGACCCGTTACTTCATCAGGTGTGATGGTTACTGCCATATGCTTCTGTTAGTAATCCGTTCTTGACTGCTATCTCATACATTATACTATGAATAGTCATATCGTATGCATTCGTCCAAGGTTTTGTCTTCTCATTCTCTATCCAACACTGAAGACTTCCGTATTGTGCCTTTGGTATATCATCTCTAAACCATGAGTCGTACTCAAATTTGTATTTGGTCATTTGCGTTCTCTTGTCATTAACTCCTGCAAGTACTCTGCATATTTTGCCATCTCCATATGGTCATTTACATCATGTGGTGGTTCTGGAGGGGTAGGAGCGAATTTAATCAGATGATCGAAAGAGGGAGGTATATCCCTGACTCTCGAAAGCCTTACGATTTCATCGTTATCTCGGATAACGAATTCTCCTTCTAATGCTTCCAG